CTGTCCCACACTGTCTACCGTCCAGTAATAAACAAAATTGTCTATGTTCTCAACAGAATAGTTATGTGTCTTAAACTCTGAACACATATCAAGTACATTACCATCGTGTGTTATCGTTAGTGGTAAAGTATCACACTGTCCAAAGAAGTGTGAAGGAATAAATAATAATACAAATAAAAGTTTTTTCATAAGAAATTAATTATACACATTAGACTTTGTAAAGTCAAAAAAAGTTGAGGTCGGAGTTGGAATCGAACCAACATAAGGACTTTTGCAGAGTCCGACTTAAGCCATTCAGACATCCGACCTGACTATATAAAGACACCCTTATCTATCCAACTTACAGGTGTTATGGCTGTCCTCATTGCTGAGTTAGGAATAAACTGTCTTGCTCCCCTTCGTGATGGGTTTTACCGACCTTAGTAGTCAACTAGAAGGTAATATATATACAAACCTTCAACTCTTCCCTATGGTTATCATACCATTTCTCATCGTATGGGACATACTATCTGATGATTAGTCAGAACGTGTAGTCAGAACAGGATTCGAACCTGCAATCTTCCTTGTTAGGAGCTCTGCCAATTGAGTTACCTGACTATGTTACTACCAGCTCTTCGGCATTCTACTCCCCGCAACACGGAATTGTATCTTACTTAGCCCATCGTCAGCGGTATGGGTACCGAAGTTCACTAATAGTTTGAGGTTGAGAACCTCTGTGTTGTAAGCATATTGTTACTTTTAACAACTTCCTTTTTTATCAATACCTCCTTTCTCAAGGGAACAACACCGTAAAAGACACACCCTGGGACGCTGGTCAATGGGTAGCGTAGTGTGTACTTTAGTAGTCAGGGCCGGACTCGAACCGGATAAGTAACCTTACTTCTAATGGAATCTACAAGTGTCGAGAACCACTAGCTCTATGGATTTGGGACCGTCCCTCATTACACCCACCTGACTATTTTTTTAATCTCTCAAAGAACTTCAACAAATATACATCAACTTTCTTATTCTGCCAAATCTTTTTCCACATCTTCATACCATTCTTCAACCGCAAAGATTAATTGAATAAACTCACTTCCATCAGCGTCCGATTCATATTTTACGTGAAACCCACCTGTTGATACATCTGTTTTTTCTTTAAACGACATTTTTAACAATCGTCTTGCCTGTTTTCTCAATTCAGGTACAGTAGGGATACCTTCTTCAGCATCCTGCCACTCCCAATTTAATAATTCCATTACTTGGCGGACTTGTTCAAACTTGAAGTTGTCCATTATTCCGTCAATTGCGTCTTGTTGTTTCTGTGTCATATTATTTATCTAAATCTTTATCGTTATCCATCAACTCAATAAGAGCCTCCTTTTGTTTCTCTTTCTTCACCATCTCAATCATCTTCTTAATTACCTCAATGTTTCCCTCTCTCTTATCTTTGAAGAAATCAAAATACATCGGTCCAAACTTCCAACTCTTAATATAATAATCAAATCCCAAAATCTCATTCGGTGTGGTGTCAGTTTTAACATCCACAAAGTATGAATACTTCTCTTCAAACCATCTGAACACCTGTGAGAATGTTGGTGCTGAAACAAAAGTAAAATCTTTATTAAAGTCAATAGGTTCAACAAATAGTTGTGGTTTACTCAGATTTTTTCTTGTACCCTTAGTGTAAGCGAAATAACAAGGTTCATCAAATTCAATTTTTTTGAGTTCTAATGATTGTTCGTATGTTACAAATTCTTTTTCCATAATACAAAGATAAGACAAGTTTATTAATAAAACAAAAAAAGTTGTCCCGTCTGGACTCGAACCAGCATTTTTAGAATCAAAATCTAACATCCTGCCTTTAGATGAAGGGACAATATGGAGCGTAGTGGGGCTGCAGTCCCCTGAGGCACCTACGCAAGTTACTCCTCTTTGGCGGTCTATGAGGGAATCGAACCCTCATCCTCCGATAGACAGTCGGATATCGTAGCCTTTGGACCAATAGACCGTATATGGAGCGGGTGGGGGTAGTCGAAACCCCGTCTTCACTTTGGAAGAGTGACATAATGAGCCGTTATACGACACCCGCTTATAAAAAAACCCATCTTCGTCGGATTAACGGACCGACTGCCATATCGGAGGTGGGGGTTGTCCTGTTAATTCAGGACCTCGTGGTACCAGGTGGATTCGAACCACCGACACAAGGATTTTCAGTCCTTTGCTCTACCAACTGAGCTATGGTACCATTATAGTCGGGATAACTGGACTCGAACCAGCGACCTACTGATTACAAATCAGTCGCTCTGACCTGCTGAGCTATGGAGGCTTATTTCATTACTTTATAATTTGAAAATTCTAATATTTTAATACACCATTCAATTAACTCTTCAGGTGTTAAATCACCTTTCATTTTATTAACAATAGGATGTGTGATACCTAAATTATCAATAGAGTTATTCCCTCCACGGCTAACGGGTACTATGTGGTCTAATTGATAATCACCTTCAAATAAATTTATATTAATACCCGTTAAATAACATATTGTATTTTCATTAAATTTTTCTATAATATCTAACCAAGTAAAATTTAAGTCATAATCTTTATTAACCCGACCTTTAATACCGTTGTCTCGTTTATTGAATTTTCTAACGGATTCTTTTTTATATCTTAACTTCCGATATTTGAATCTTTCCAACTTTTCAACTATTTTATTTTCCCTTCTTTTTTTTGTTCTGTTTTTTGTTTTTTCTTTTTGACCATTACCACAATGATATGATATTGTAGATTTAGAACATCCTAAAATTTTTTGTATTTCTCTATAAGATTTCCCCTCATTTCTTAATTCTAAAATTTTTTCTTTCATAATTTTGTTTTATTATAAATAGTTCGAAACAAACAAAAATAATCGAACACTTGCACTCCTGGAGAATTTCGAAATCCCGACACCTTCTTTTGGAGAGAAGTGCTCTACCCCTGAGCTACAGACGTGTATTTTTCCAATATGTCAAAGAACCAAAAAAAAACCCTGAACTTTTTGTAGTCCAGGGTCTCTTTATATATATGATGATACGATTACATCTTATTAAGAACCCTGAACTTACGGCAATCCTGCCCCTTAATCGTAAACCATGATTGGCCCACGTTTGTCGGGAGATTACTTACGTTATGTGTTGAGTTCTGTTTCATTGTTTCTTATTAAATATCAATTGTTTTACAAAAGTACTATAAATTTCTTGTTATGTCAAGTTTTTTTCATTTTAGTTTCAAATTTTAAATAAAATTATTACTATTTACCTAATATGAAATACATTATAGGAGAAGATAGAATGTCCGAGATTATCCACCGAGTTCTTGTTATGGAATTCAAAGGGTTTGACGATATATACTATGATTGGGCCGACTTTAATTGTGGTATGGGTGTTTGTTGTGACCCTTATGCCGTTGGGTTTGTTCTCCCTAATACAAACCACGATGATTATCTGTTTAAATTGATTGAGGACAAGTACTATGATGGTAATGGTAATTATGGTGAGGAACTTACAGGTGAACTACCTGAAATTTGTGAAGAAAGTCCTAACGTTAGAGACCCTCGCCTTGACACTTATATATTCTATGATGTGTTTGCAGAAAAAATGGAAATGTATTTGGGGCCATCTTATAATTGGGAACAGGGATTATTATATTTTTTAAATAAAACTTATTACACTAACGCGACTAATATACTAATTATCTAATATGAACACTAGTGAATTACAACTAAAAAGATTAATGGACAATGTTGTTAAAATATTACCCGTAATTGACGCAGACGGTATAACATTGCGTTCAACAGGTAAATATAAAAAATCAGTTTATTACAAACAAATACCTGTCTACACAATAGACAACCCTAAAAACTTACCGTATACCAAAGAAGCTCTGTCAGGTTACGTTGATGAAGAAATACATTCGTTAAAAAAGTTTTTTCCTGAAGTTACCGTCGCCTCACAATTTTTATATTATTTAGATTGCGATGGTTTATATATCCCACAAAAAACTTTAAATGAAATTAGTAGTTGTCTTGTAGGAAAACCATTTAAATTAAATACTCAATATCTTATGAAAGAAATAACTATTGAAGGGTATTTTGCTAAAGACTTTTATTTTGAAATTGATGGTGAAATGGTTGTTATAGAAGTTAATTTATTAGTAAAATCTATGGAAATAACATTAAATGGCGAAGTTTACGATGACTTTAACGATAACCTTGAAGAGGATGAAATATATGATATACTTCATGATAGGTTTGACCAAGATATTGATGAACTCATGTGGCAATGTCTAACTGATGATATAAAACACAACAAATCTTTTGTTGATTTTAACTGGATGGGATGGATGGTAAATACTAACTATATGTTACCTCAATCCTGAATAATAAGTGTTTCTAAATCCACAACAACACCAGTCTTATAGGTAATTTCTTCTGTGAAAATTTCATCAATAATTTCCTTCACTTCACTTTCAATTTCAAATCCAATAGATTGGTCGTTAAGAGCTTGTTTTAAATCACGAACTCCTTCACCTGTCATTATTAAATCCACCTCACCACCCGGTAAAATATAAACATCTACTTTAAAATATTCTCCATCTTCTTGGTCTATTATTTTAGCTTTGAAATCAAAACTGTATCCACCTGAAAAGTTATATCGGTCTGTTTTGAAGGTTTTCTGTAATAGTTCTTCAGTCAATTTAACCGATTGTTCCCTACCCAAGAAATCCCTTAATAATTCAATCAGAGTATTAAAGTCTCTTTCCCACATATCAACTTCAAAGAAATCCATAATCATATTATCAATATGTGGTTGTTCACCTCTACTAACTTGTTTCTCAAACAATTTCTTAATCAAATTTTTAAAATTTGGTTTATACAACTCTTCCTTCAAAAATTTATTTTGTTCCTCTGTTATTAGGTATTTCATATTACATAAATATTACCCTTCCAAAAAAAATAACACCTTTTCTTTAACCCCAAGTTGTTTGATACCCTCATTGTTCAAAGGTGTTAAGACAAAGTTATCCAATCCCCACTCGTGTTCATATTCCATTGAGTAACGTAGTCCAGTCTTTCCCATCTCCAAATCATCAATCGCAACCCAATGTGTTACCTCAGGATGGTTTGATAACCAATCTTGGATTTCAGTACTTCTTGTACCTTCCAAATCCCAATTACGATGCCAAGTAACTCTTGACCCATCAAGTAAAGTATCTGTAAAATCAATTGGTCGTTTGGTGATACCATGTTTTTCGTAGTAATCACCCATCTCTTCAACATTAGCCCAACGTTTCCAATCAGAAGACACAACGATTTCAGCGCCTGTCTTTTCCAAGATTTCATTTAATACCTTGATTGCCTTCTTGTCAAAGTTATCAAAGCGAGCATCAACAGGTAAAGTCATCACATCTTGACTTAACTTCTTTTTCGCCTTTTGTTGTTTTTTTAATCGTGACCCCCAGTTACCTGATAAACAGATAACTCCATCGTGGTCTAAAAAAATGACTTTCATATTATTTCTTTTTGGAGAATTTCTCTCGGTTTGTTTCTTTTTTAACTGGGTCGTATTTGTATTTGATATCAACAGATATCGGGCCGTTCTTGAACCTATCCAAATCATAAGTCCAAACAGCGATGGTATCTTCCGTTTCGTAGGTTCTTGTAAATTTAGTTTTGTCGCTCATGATTTTACAAATATACGAATATTTATAATAAAAACAAAATTATGTTTAGAATTACAGAACAAGAAAACAAAAAAATACGTAAAATGTATGGTTTAATATCAGAATCTACAGAATCTGATTGTAACAATAATCAAATAGAATTTAAAGAGTTTAGAGTATGGTGTGCAATGGGAAAAAGATGCACAAATAGTGGTTATAAAATCAAACCTGTCGTATCAGGACAACCCGACAATATATGTGAGGACAAAGAATTAATTAGAGCATATAGTGATACTAAACTATATGACGAATTTAAAATTTACATGGGACGTTAATTATTCTTTATCTTCCAAATTAATTAATGGAACAAAATCTTTTGATGGGGCAAATTCAAAGTTATCTACAACGACAGGCATATCAATACTAAAAAATTTAAGAAATTCTTGAATATCATTATCAATTTGAACACTAAACTCATACCATTGTTTATTAACATGGTCTCTTCCGGTCATCTTTTGTTTATTACCAAAAGCACATAAGTAATAATTAACCATACCTTCACCATTAACCAACTTAACCGAAACAAAAAGATGGTCTTTCATCTCACCAATACTTCTTAACTGAGCCACTTTATCAATCTGAAATTGATAGTAAGCCTTCATAGGTTTTTCACTGAAACTAACACGATGGTCGTAAACAAAAGTTTTACCCTCAATGAATTTATTTATCCCGTTAAGTTCTTTATTCATCGTCTAACACCAGGTTTAGCATTACCTCTCTGTGGTTCATTATTTCTATGATAATGAGTTACATTTGGTTTAGGAATATTAATAGTTGGTGAAGGGTTATTGTGTTGTGGTGGAGGTGGTGGTAACGGTAGTGTCGTCTGTTGATAGTTATACGTTGGGTAATAATTGTTGTTTCTATTATAGTAGTTATAGTCAGAATAGTTGTTGTAAAACGTTACAGGTAATACTGTTCTGTTACCGTAGTAATCCTCACTTGATACCGGTCTTTCCTTAGGTTCGTGATGTGTCACCCAAAACTCTTCCGTTCCATTCCAATACATCTCATCATCTTCAGGTCTTGTTCTGTCGTCAGTTAGATTTTCAAAACTAGCACAAGATGTGAATAGTAAGATAAAAAATAATATATTAATATTTTTCAATTCCATAGACACGCCCTAGATTTCTTTTTAATTTTTTACCAGCTTTATTAATTCTTGGTTCATACATTTTAAACAAATCGTAAATACTATTTGTTTTCTCTATATCCCTTGGTACTGGTTTATTATTTTGTTTAGCAATTTGTCTATACTGTTTCATATAGAACTTATGTAAATTACTTAAATGATAAACAAGAGTATCCTCACCACTTCTCTGTTTGATAACATCAACCAACCCATCAAAGAACTGGTCAGCATTAAACTTTTCCATTTTATCT